TCCAATCTTTGAATTGACAGGAACAGCATACATAATGGTATTAGGTTGAAATGTATAATGTGACTCACCATCAATGTCTGTTGTTTTTACATCATCTGTAAACATTAGATCACCTTGTAATATTTCACTCATACCTAGTTTACTAAACTCTGCTAATGATACTTTAAGTTTGGCCGCAAGTTCACCACCTTTATCATTATCTATATCTTCATCTGTATAATAGATAGCACCTTCAGCGTTTCTTTTACGAAATAAACTCTTAGTAGCTACAAAGAATTTGCCCGTTTCAGGATGCGGTCCTGCGAACACAGCTGGTGCACCGTCCCATTTGACTGTAACATTTAATTTCTTCTTTGAATTACTAGCGAACATATCTCTTAATGCTTGTAGAAATTGTATCGAACTACGACCACCAGCAATACCAAAGTTTAGAATTTCATCTTCTAGATGTTCTAAATGTAAATTCTTTCCGGCAGCTTCTGTTAAAAATTCCATTACTTTAATGATTCCTTAAATTCTTTAGAGAAGGTGGCTAGAAAACTTGGAGCTGATGCGAAATTACCTTTGTATCTTAATGTTACATCACATATTGATGTAGTCCCGATATTTAAATTCATGTGTAACATAGCAGCATTTGATCCTTTATCGAAAGCTTGTGTTTTTCTAGAATTTAATTTCATATTAGGTTTGCCGGTTTTAACTAATTCGTCTAATTTAGTGACCATTACATCTACTGATTTATATTCTCCCGTTTCAATTACAAGTCCACTCTTTAACATTCTACCGATACCTGTTACTAATGCGAAATCAAAATTAACTTTTTGTAAGTCTTTTAAATCTGTTTTTAATATTAATTGTATTAACTGATCAGCAAATAAGTCAGCATTATCTATTATAACATCAGCCATGGGTTTAAATAATGATCTAGATTTCTTTAATTGATAATTGATAAGATCGTTTGGTAATCCTTGTACAAATTTTTTCCAATTCGTTTTATTGATTCCGGCTCCTCTAGGGCCTAAATCTTTGATCATCCTATTAGATAACCAAGGATTACCATCTTTATCAACTGCTAATTTTGGTTTTCTCTTTTGAAATCTTTGAGCAGTCTTGACAAGTTTTATATAAAACACTCCTGATGCTTCATCCAAATCTTCTCTAACTTTATCAAATTCTTTACCTTGTAAAAGTGTCGTAAATCCTTTATTAATTAATGTAGGATCTCCTGTATTGCCAGATGGCTTTTTCTTTAATGATATTCCAATAAAGTTATCACCCTTTTTGATAATGTAATCAGAAGCATTAAAGTCCTTCATTCCGTATTTTGTAACTTGGAATTGTTTAACATCATCATCCCAAGCCTTACCTGTTAAATAAACTTTATCGGCTCCTTTCCATCCGTTCTTTGCAACAACTTCTGCGGCTGATATGGCCATCAATAAATTATCATAATCATTTTCTAATGCTTGTACTTCTAAATCTGAATGACCTATAACTTTACCACCCTTAACAATCTTTTTAACCTGTTCTATTAATAAATCTAAATCTTCTATTGTTTCAACTGTCGGTATAGAGTTCATTGTACATAAAGCTGCCGTCATTAATTCATTTGGATCTGCTTTAGTTCCTCCACCCCTTTTACCATCTGGTCTTGTAGTAACATATATTTTTCTGTCTATGCCTTTATGAAAGAAGGCGAAATCTTTTGTAACTCTCGCTGGAGCTGGATCAGTAAGTTCTAAATCATCATCACCACGAATAGCACTTCTCGCTAAAGTAGTGAATTTAACTCTTTCATTATCTTTTAATATTATCTGAATTCCAATCTTCTTAGTATTAGTTCTACCTTTTCTTTCATCAACCATAACATCACCATTAATTGAACTTATTTGTTTATCAATCTCTGCCACAACATCAACTGCAAACTCAATTTCATCTTGGTTAGAGTATTCTAGTGACTCAACCATTTCTAATGTTAGATCAGGTTCCATACTAGATTTTGAATACTTATACAACGCTTCACCCAAACGAATACCAAACGCAGTATCACTCGGATAATGAGCTCCGGCTATTTGTCTACTCTCACCTATTCTTTTTCCTATCTCTAAGATATCATGTCTGTATTCTAATGGGACTTCATCAGCTACTAACAATGATATCAATCTACCTTGTGTAGCATGTCCAGATGGGTATGAAGGTGTTCCTGCTGTTTTTAATGGAAAGTTATCTAATGGTAATCCTAATTCTTGAGCTATAGCTTTAGGCCTTGGTCTGTCATAATGTCTTTTAAGAGACAATATTATAGGATCAGATTGTTCTTTTAATTCTTTTATTCTAGTAAAATCTATCTCTACATCATGTTTATCTAGATAATCTTTAAATGGTTTAATAACTTTAAGATCATACATTATCATTTCATTTTGCCAATCAGTTCTAAACTGACCTAATGAAATTAGAAATTGTATTTCTTTCTTAGTTTTTTCAGATGAGTTTTTAGGATAAGGAAACTGTTGCCAGTCTTCAATATCAAAATATTTGAATTCAGAATAATCTTTTTTTAGTTGTTTTAATCTCTTAGGATCTAACTTACCATGTCCTAATTTATCTAATTTAGATTCTACTGATTCTTCTTGGATTGTTTGTAGAAATGATTTCATAAACAGTATTTATGAAGATTCTATTTTTGAATTTTGTGTTGACTGAGGAATTCATCAATCTGAGCGATTGATTCAGATAAAAATTCCTGTTTTTTAGGTTGTTCTTTTAGTTTTTTTAAGCGAATAAGCTCTTTCTTCAATTCAACCTTTTTGTTGAGAAGATCAACAAGAGATTTACTTTTAATAATTCCCTTGTTTTTACTATCTGTTCTAGTTTCCGATGAGTTCATTTAACTGTTTAATTGTATCGTCTGCTGTAGTATGTAGTATTCCTATACCACCAGCTTCTACCCAACAATCAATATTTTTAGGTCTATCGTCTATTAATACTGCTTTACTATGAGCAAACGCGGCTTTTTGACTACCTTTAAATGTTGGAATTATGATCCAATGATCTGTACAATACTCTTTAATCCAATCAATTTTGTCTTTAATAACAATAGTTCTGTTAATAGTACCAGCGGCTGTTAATATCTCTGTATGAATACCTGAGTTTAAGGCCCAATCGACTAATTTCCAAGCATCTGGTAAAGGCTTTAATCTCCTAAATAGATGTTTGGAAGTAACTTCTCTTTTTCTATCGTTATAGACATCTTTTACATCAGATAGTCTAACTTTATGGCCTAAAACTTCGGAAAGTCCAGACTCAAAATCAGCTAAAACGCCATCCATATCAATAAATAATTGTCTTACTTTTTTATCATTTTTCATACTGTTATTATAACAAAAGTGTACCTGCGGTTTCAACCCCAATCGTATCTAGCAGAAAAATGATCATACCTGTAATGTGTTTTCATGTATCTTATACTACATATATGACCACAGAATTTTCTTCGTGGAGTTCTTGGATATTTGAACACTTTACCACTCTCAAAATCCTCATGATATTCATTACTAAAATTAAACTCTTTTTTACAATTTGTACATATTTCTTTATTTTTCATCATATACATAGTATATCAAAAGTGTACCCGAGTTATCCAGTGTTAATCATACTTAAAATCTTCTTGTTTTTCTGACGCTATTCTTTTCCCTATAGGAGAGTTATCCATAACAGGCCCAATATCAACTAATTCATCTTGTGCAGATTGTTCACAATCATATAGTCTCATTTTAGCTCTATCTACACCTAATACAAACCTCTTATGATATGTTGGATCATTATATCGATTCTTTAACTGTTTAACCATTACTTGATCTAGTTCTTGCATGTCTTCTGTAGATATTAATGCAAACATGAAATCAGCTGTAGCTGGTAATCCAAATGATTCAGAAGTATCTTCAAGTCCAACATCTGTAGAAACAAAACCTGTTCTATTAGTTTGTGTTGCAGACATAATCGGAACATCAAATTCTACAGCTAATCCTCTCAATTCTTCTGCAATAGATTTAATGTATGAATAAGTATTCACATTACTACCAGGTCTAACTCTGAATGAACTACAAATATTAAGATAATCGATATAAATCATTTCAGGTTTAAAGTCTCTCTTTAAATCTAATTCTTGTAGTAAATGTCTGATATGACCACTATGAGCTGTTGCTGTAGGATATTCTTTAATGATTAATTTACCTTTAGTCTTCTCTCTAACTCTAGTAATCTTTTTCTCATACATCATCTTAGGTAAATCTTGTAATTCATTTAATGATATATCTAATAGATTAGCATCTATTCTTTCAGCGATCTTTTCTTCGGCCATTTCCATTGTAATGTATAATACATTCTTACCTTGAAGTAATGCCGCTGATGCACAATGACACATAAACAAAGATTTACCCACTCCTGTACCAGCCATAACAATATTCAATGTCTTATTCGGTAAACCACCTTTTGTGATTTTATTCATAAGTTCTAGAT